TTTTCTCTATGTTTTGATTTTAATAAATTTATTTATCAATGTCAAGAAATTCGCTAACTTTTTAGATAATTTTTCAAAAAGAAAGGGGGAGAGGGAATGGCAAAGCTGAGTATCTCTCTAAGAAGTATGTCTGTAAATGAAGCTATTGAAAAAATTGCTCACATTAAAGAAGCACATCCAGAAGATGTGCTCAAAATAGATGTTACGATTCTGGATGATTATCTTTTAAATTCGTAACAGTTTCATAGAATCGCTTGTAGAATTGTTCAATGATTTCGTCTGTTAATCCAGATTGTCGGATACTTTGTGCAACTCTAATATTAAAGTGTTCGACGGTAATCTTTGTAAGTTCTAAAGCGATTTCTTTGTCAGACAGTGTCATTAGATCACCTCCCTTCTGATTTTATTATAGCAGAAAGGGTAGAACAATAGAAAGGAAGAATATGAGTAAAGAGCTAAAGATAATCAAGGCTAAAATCAAAACTCGCTTGATTGAGCTGGATATGACTCAAGCTGAGTTGGCAAAACAAGTATTTGTAACACCATCGGTCATTTCAGAACTACTGAAGTATGGCAAAGGAAGTGATTATGTGAAAGAAAAAGTCGTAGATGTTTTAGGAATTGAGAATCCTTGGAGAAATCACTGAGAGGTCCATACATGCAAGTAAAAATAATACAGAATTGGCAGAAGAAAAATCATCAACTCAGTCAGCTGATGATCGATAGTCTTGAGGGACTAGATGTTTGGGAAACTATTTTAACACTGGGAAAGGTAAGAAGAGGAATATTATGAACGAAATTTTTAATTTTCACGGACAGGATGTCCGTACTTTGACAATTGATGACGAGCCTTGGTTTGTCGGGAAAGATATAGCAGAGATTCTTGGATATGTAAATTCAAGAGATGCATTGGCAAAACACGTTGATGAAGATGATAAGCTAACGTCGCAAATTGCGACGGCAGGTCAAATGAGAAATCAGACAGTTATCAACGAATCTGGTCTCTACTCTCTCATCCTTTCAAGTAAGCTACCACAAGCAAAAGAATTCAAGCGCTGGGTGACATAAGAGGTCTTGCCAGCCATTCGCAAGCAGGGTGGTTTCATCCGTGAGGACTTGGACGAGGATGCCTTTATCGCTCTATTTACTGGACAAAAGAAATTGCGTGAGCAACAGGCGACCATGCTGGAAGACATTGACTATCTCAAGAGTGAGCAACCGATTCATCCGAGCTATGCTCAATCACTCCTGAAGAAGCGTAAGGCTCGTGTAGTAGCTTGCTTGGGTGGGATTGACAGTCCAGCTTATGCTGACAAAATCTTCGCTCAATCTGTCTTCAGGCAAGCAGAGATTGATTTCAAGGATCATTTTAATATCAGTCGCTATGACTTACTGCCAAAGAAATTCGCAGAAGCAGCGTTGAAATATTGGATGACTTGGGAACCAAGCACCAATACTAAGATGAAAATCATGAAATTGAACGCATTTGACGAAATTTAGAAAGGGTAAAAGATGGATAATGTTCTACTCTCACTATCTGAATGGATTAAATCCATCATCAAGGATACAATCACAAGACTAGTTGAAATAGAAAAAGATAGTGACCACTATCCTGAGTTGATGGATGTAGGCACCACCTGCCTATTTTTAGGAATCAACTATGACACATTTTCAAATAATTATCGTTACATGAAGGGATTTCCAAAAGAACTCCCTGGTAAGAAATGGTCAAAAAGAGCCATCAAGGAATGGCTCTCTAATCAACTATAATAACTTTACTAAAAGGCTTCTGGACAAGGTCTTAGCAAAATTATTTGACTATATTATAACACAAAAGAGGATAAAAACATGAACAATTTACAAATTATTGCAGTAGGAACAGTAGTATCAGTGGTATTGATTGAATCACTAATGATGAATATCAAGCTTAAAATGGCCATGAGAGCAAAGAAGAAGATTCAATTTCAAGCGCCACAAATTGAAAAAGGGTTTATTGACTTTAAAACAGGGCAACGTGTTGACATTGATCCTGTGACACGAAAAGAAACATTTGTGGATTAAAACGGAGGGTATCAATGGTAGTAAAAAACAAGCGATACTACTGGATTCAACTGGCTCAGGATTTTTTCAAGTCTAAGGAAATGAAATTGCTTCGTAAGATTGCAGGTGGCGATACGCACACTATCATCTATCTCAAAATGATGTTGATTAGTTTAGAGGATGGCGGGCACATCTACTATGATGGGCTTGCTGACAATCTAGCTGAAGAAATCGCTCTTGTCATTGACGAGAATGTTGAAGATATTAAAATCACTCTGATTTTCTTAGAGAGTAAAGGCTTGCTGACTAAAATAAATGACAGAGATTATTTCTTAGAACAAGTTCCTGAAATGGTGGGTAGTGAGACAGCGAGCACTCGCAGAAGTCGCAAACACAGAGAGTTGAGGGGGTTGCATTGCAACACCATTGCAACAACTTGCAACGGAGATATAGATAAAGAGAAAGATATAGATACAGAGATAGAGAAAGATGTAGATGAAAATCCAGTCGCACTCATCATCGAAGAATATCAATCTCGTATTGCTCAGTTGGATGGAACTCAATTTGAAATCTTAAAAGAGTTCATCACTTTGGATGGTATGGAAGCGAAAGTTGTTCTGAAAGCAATTGGTCTTGCTGCTGACAATGGTAAAAGGAATTTTAGTTATATCAGAGCGATTTTGACGAATTGGAAGAACGATGGAGTTTTGACGATTGCAGCAGTCGATGAACGTGAGCGAGCGTACAAAGAAAGTAAAATAAAGGGTCAGTCAGGGAATCAAAAATCAAATGTTCCTGAATGGTCACAACCTAACTATGTCAACAATACCAGTGATGAGACTAAGAAGGAACTCGAAGAGCGTAAACGTGAACTACTTGAAAGGCTTGAAAATGGAGGTGGCTGATGTTTATATTGAAACATGGGTCAAGAGAAGACAAACCGTTCTTGATGTCTGTAGCTATTAGTGTGACTGGCATTGATGTCTCATATTCGGACGAGCGGAAAGCTATGCGGTTTATTTCTCGTGCAGTTGCGTTGCAGGTGGGCAAGGCACTTAGATCATTTGGGAATTTCTATGTGATTCAGGTGAAGGGATGATTGGAGGTATCGATCATAAAGACAATGACAGTCTGGGCACTCTTTGATAGTGGAAACGGTTCTTACTTTAAGGGTGCTAACTCTCTGAATAGTTCGGGGGGGGCGAATATTGAAATCTATTCAATCGGAATGGATATAGAAAACAAGAACAATCATTTCATAAATCTAGACCTTGCTGATTACAAACGTTTATTTGGAGATAACACGCTCTTTGACGTGTTAGACAAATTACCAAAACCTGACCTTGTAATAGCTAGTCCACCATGCGAATCATGGTCAAATGCTTCTACAATGGAAAATGGAAATGCGTGTTGGAAACGCAATGATGTTTCTGATAGCTTGTTCGCTCCACAAGTAAGACCTTCACCGTTCACGATCAGGGCAAATCAAGATTATGAGTCAGCCTATATAAATTATCAGTACGACAGGCAATTTTTAAAAAGGGTCAATGGCGAGCTAACAGCTTTCAACACAATAGAAATCATAAAAAGATATAGACCACAATTTTGGGTTATTGAGAATCCAGCAGCTGACAGACTGTGGCCTTACATTGAAGACATTATTGGATTCAGAATTCCCTACAAAAACCTAGCTAGATACAATAATTATGATTATCCTTTACAAAAACGGACGAATTTTGGAAGCAATATTGAACTTAATCTTAAAAATAAAATTATCAAGCAGGATATCGAGTGGAAAAACTTCTCAAAATCATACAATGAGAGATCTAATATACCTGAAAAATTGGTGTCAGAAATATTCAAAAAAATTTACAAGGAGTTTAGTAAAGATGATTGAACTCTATTTCATTTACAACGTGCCGCGAACCACGTTAAAAGCGAGCTAGAATATGCGTCAGATTTGGACGAATGGCGTATAAAGAATTTGCTAGCTCTTGTACCTTTGAGCCATGAGGGGCAAGAGCTGGATTTTTAGAAAACAAGTTTGAGGAGGTGGAAAAATGAAAGACAAAGTGACTAAAAATAAAATCATTGAATTTGTCAAAAGCACCCAAGTTTTTAACAAGGATATGCAGAACAACGTTATTAGCGTTAAAGCGCTTGATAACATTAGAGATTTTATTTTTAATGTGAATCAAGTCTTTACTCTTGATGGTGCAACTAAAGTGGCTTTAGACGATATTTGCCATCGTTGCTTGGTCTATAGCGATTTTTTCAAGCCTAACGTGGATTCGGTTGACATGACTAAGAAAATAAACTGTATTAGATTTGACGTGATATTGGAATTAAAAACGGCTAAAATTGATATTTTTTAGAAGTAGGACACAATACAAGAAAAAGAGGTCACAGATTGAAAGGTACAAAGGATTTTATTCTAGCTATCGAAAATATAAAAATCGATATTTTAAAAACATCCGATAACCTAAACGGTTATGAGTTAAGCAATATCAAGAAACACGCAAGGGATCTATACGAGTGCCTAGTATGGTTGCAGTATGCTGCAGAGGAGGTAGGTAGATGAGCTATGATTTGGAAATTTTAGCAAAAATAGAAAACGGACAATATATCTGCATTGATGAACCTAAGCATCGTTCTCCGACTTACAATCTTGGAAAAATGTTTAGGGCAGCTATGGATTGGGATTTCGACCAAGGTACCATTTACAATGTCGCTGATATTTTTGAAAATATTCAACGTGGTATAGCTGAATTGGAAAGACAACCTGAAAAGTATGTGCAATATGAACCTGAGAACAAATGGGGGACAGTCAGCAGTGCGTTAGAAGATTTGAGGTCATTGAGAGATTGTATTTTAAGACAAGACATCGATACAAAATACTTATATGTGAGGTGGTAACATGAAACGACCAAACAGATACCCTTACACACGAAGTCAGTGGTTTGAAGAAACCGCTGATTATTATACATATGCAGACGGTGTTTATTTTACAAGTCATGTTTTAAAAAATAGACTCACTAGAGAAATTAAGAGTAAGGAGGTGGAGTGATGGAAGAAGTTATTATGGCTACACTGCCTAACAATGAGTTAAATCGTTTGATAAAAATTGAAACTGCAGTTGAGAATTTAATTGAAAACGGAATACTTGATGAAGATCTTTTCAACGAGTATTTGAGAGAAATATAGATTGAGGAGGTGAAGTAAATGGAGAATTTAATGTTTTGGGGAATGTTTATAGCTTGTTTGTCAGTTCTTGTCATGGCTTCATTTGTTTTGTATATGCAATACAAAGTTAATATTGACTTACGAAACAAATATAACGAATTAAGACGAGAATTGAACAATTGCTTTGGCTGGGATGACTGGGAATGGGCGCATAATTTTAGAGAATACGCTCGCAAAGTTGATTCTCTGGATAAATTTCAGATGGATATTGAACGACTTGAGATCATCAAGAAAGCATTAGATGCTCAAAAACTAGAAGAATTACAAAAACGTAAAGATCTAGTGGAACGTGAAATCAAAAAGCTTGAAAATTAAGGAGGTGGAGTGATGATACAAACACTTGAACAAGCAATAAAAAATGAAAACAAACGCATAAAAAACCCTGCGAAAATTAGACCGTTTGATGTGGGTTACCGAATAGTGAACGAATATGGTCAATCGCTTGCCTTGAACAACGGAGCAAGTATATTCGCTTTACCTTCGCTTGCTGAAAAAGCGATAAATAAAGAGTTTGGGAAAAATGATCCAGACTTTGACATTGAAAAACATTCAGTTGAAGAGGTCGCTATTGTCAATTTAAGTAAATTTCATAGTTATTTTGAGGAGGAAACAGATTGAAACGAAAAAGCATATCTAAAGCCACTAGACGAAAAGTTTTAGATAAGTATGGTGGTCACTGTGCTTATTGTGGCAAGGAATTGGATTTGAAAACTTTGAGAGTGGATCATTTGCATCCTCACTATCGAGGCGGAGAAGATAGCTTTGAAAACTATATGCCTGCTTGCTATCAATGCAATTTCTACAAATCTACTCTTCTGTTAGAAGAATTCAGAGAGCAGATGTCTACCTTGCACGAAAGAATCAGCAAGCCATTTATAGCAAGACTTGGGTTAGATTATGGAATCATTGAAATCAAACCTTTTAATGGTAAATTTTATTTTGAGGAGGAGACATGAAACGATTCATCGCAATCTGGATTCTGCTATCAGCTGGGTTGAACGTCTGGCAGATGGGCAGGATTGCAGAACTAAAAAAGAAGAATCCGATGGTTATCTATAAAGCTGATAATCAAGGCGCCGAAATCAAAGGTAGAGTCGTCGAGAAAGGACGACATGGCAAGCTATACACGCTTACGATTCGTGATTACGGCATTTTCGTAGTCACGAAGGAAGTGTTTGATAATGTGAAAGTTGGAGATGAGGTGATGCTATGACGTTCGTGGAACACAATAACCGCGAGAAAGCCAATAAATTTGCCGAGTACGTGACTGGTAAGCCTTTGCGCGAATACTTAGCTAAAAAAGCAAAGCAATATTGCGGTGAAAATATATCCGTCTTCGATGGAGCTGCAGGCTCCGGGCAACTAGAACAGTTTATCAGTATGACCGATTTTCATGCGGTAGAAATTCAGCAGGAAAGTTGCGAAGCATTGAAAACAAATTTCCCTCACGCAGTCGTTCATAATCAGAGTTTCTTTACATATCAATCAGATGTACAAGTAGATGCAATTGCAATGAATCCGCCTTACTCTCTGAAATTGAAAGATTTACCAGAAGAGGATCAACAGGCTATTAAAGAACTATACCCTTGGAAAAAATCAGGTGTTGTTGATGATATTTTTCTGTTGAAGTCGCTGACTTATACGAAGCGATACGGATTCTATATCATGTTCCCTGGAATTGCATACCGTCAATCTGAAAAGAAGATGCGGGAATTGGTTGGTAATAATCTTGTTGAGTTGAATGAGATTCAAAACGGATTTGAAGACACATCTATCAATGTGATTTTCTTAGTCATTGACAAAGAAAAAAACAGTCCTGAAATTTCAAAAGAGATTTATGACTGTAAGACCCAAAAGATTGAATATCAAGAATCTGATACATTAGATTCAGATTTTAGGTGGGTTGCGCCAAGCAAACCTATAGAAAAAGAAGAAATAGACATTGACAAAGTAAATGCTGAATTAGATCAAATGGCAATCAATCATCTTGAAAAACATTTAGCTAGTCAATTGATATTGATTCAATTTTTCAATGCAGATATTGATTTAAAATCTTTCATAACGAGATGCCACAAAGTCTTAGATGATTACTTGTTGATGTATAATTTCGCAGTGGGATTAGAATGAAACCAGAAAAGATAACAACGTACGGATTGCTAGAAGTTTGCGAGCTTATTTCAGGTACTAGAACGAAAGCGACAGATGGACCTTATTTTATCTATGGTGCTGGTATGAATGCAAAGGGAACTACAGATAAATTCAATTGTGAGAGCGACACAATCCGCTTGACTCGTAAGGGCACTGTTGGTGCTGTTTATTTCCATCGGGATCCATTTTGGATTGATGGAGATAGCTTTAAAGTTGAACCAAAAGAAATGATAGATAAGCGATATTTATTTCACTGGCTGTTGATGAAGCGTGAAGAAATAGAGCAGTACGCAGACGGAGATAATCAACCAGGTTTATCAGTAGCTAGATTGTCAAAATTAACGATTGACGTCCCTGATATGAAATATCAGTTAAAGGTTGTTAAGTTGTTGGATGAAATGAGTGCAGACTTGGAATTTTTTATAGACAATATCACACAAATTAAAATGAACCAAAGCAAGATTTTTAGTTACTATAACGAGAAAATCGGAACAGTTTTAGAAAGAGAAATAAATGGATAACAAGCTAGATTGTGAAGATTGTAAACAGTTTTTCTTTTTGAAAGACAAGTTAGATTATGATTGTGTATTTCAAAATGGTATTTGTAGTGATTGCTTAGTAAAAAGAATTGAACACGGAGAGGAGTGGTAGACTATGAAGTGTGAGTATGCTTTGTACGAAGGTGATAAATTTGTGACATTAGGGACAATTGAAGAAATTAGTCAGGAAACCGGGATTGAAGAAAAGAAATTGAGGTATCACACTAGACCGTCTCTTAGAAAACGATACAAAAACGGACTTGCTGTTATTAAAATTGAGGAGGTAAAAGAATGAAGCCAGAAAAAATTGATAACGTAAACAAACCAAGCCATTACCAAGGCTCAAAAGGTCTTGAAAGTATTGAAGTGATTGATAACTTTATTGGCAATCTGCCAGGGAAGGCAGCGTGGTGCTGGGGCAATGCTATCAAGTATCTACTGCGATTCCAGAAGAAAAACGGTCTTGAAGACCTGAAAAAAGCTCGCAAGAACCTTGATTGGCTGATTGAGGAGATGGAGAATGGACTATGAAACACCTTTAACAAAGAGACAGCGTGAATTATTCGCTTTCATGCTAAAACAAAAGAGGATTGATAACAAGGTTACTTTGAGAGAGTTAGGAAGTAAGTTAGGCTACTCAATCGCAACAATATCGAACTGGGAGAATTTAAAATCCGCTCCTGATATGTACAATGTTGAAGATGTAGCCACTTATTTCAACTTGCCTATGAATGTATTTATTGGGGAGGGGTGAGGTGAGAGATGCCTTTTTTTCCAGAAATCAACGAAGCCAAAACAAAAGAAAATGCCAAGAAAATTTTGGAGGGATATCCTCACTGGCGTCGTGTAGCAAATGATACAGATGGTCAGAGAGTAACCACGACCTACTCATTCACGCCACGAAATGCATCAAGTGCTAAAAATAGTCAAGTTGAGAAATTGGCAATTCGCAAAGTTGATGCAGAGCTAGAGCTAGATGCGATAGAACAGGCTGTCAGCAAATTACATGATCCTTTTTATCGTAAAATCATATACGAGAAGTATCTTGTTTGGCACCAAAAAAAAGATGAGACGGTGTACAATGAGCTTGCAATTTCAGAAAGTTCATATTATGAAAATCTTAGTAAGGCTTTATTAGCATTTGCAGAGCTTTATCGAAACGGTGAACAAGTTGTAATTTTGGAGTAAGAACGGAGTAAGTCAATAGTAAATATACGATTTTGTGTGCTAAAATTATATTATGAAATTATTGTAAAGGCAGGCACACCCTGCCTTTTCTTGCAGATTGGAGGTGGTATTTTGAGAAAAGTAGAACCTATTCGTGAACTCGACGATATTGAACGAATGAAAGACTTTTTAAAATCAAAAAGTGAGCGAAATTATGTTCTGATTATGTGTGGTCTATATTCCGGAATGCGCATCAGCGACATCATACCCCTTCAAGTCAAGCAAGTGACAGGTGATAGGATAGAAGTCATTGAGAAGAAGACAGGAAAGGTTAAGAGATTCGCTATCAATCCAGAGTTAAGAAAAGCTCTAAATCATTACATAAAAGCAAATGATCTACAAGGATACGATTATCTGTTTCCAAGCAAAAAGAAAGTTAGGACAGACGGTGTGCGCATCGCTCACATTGGAAGAGTTGCAGCTTACCAGATTTTAAAACAAGCAGCTGAACATGTTGGCTTGAAGAACATTGGAACACACTCTATGAGAAAGTCGTTTGGGTATCATCATTACAGACGAAATCAAAACGTAGCGATTTTGATGGAATTGTTTAATCATTCATCACCAGATATCACACTTGATTACATAGGCATTAAGCAAGATGAATTGGATGATTCGATGATGAATTTTAGCTATTAAAAACCTATTTATTTAACACTTTGAAAAAATGTAAATTAGTT